ATAGTATTATTTGCACCTATATTTATCAAAACCAATGGTTCATGGTAACGTCTTATTTTGTATTTATTGTCAATGAGCTGATCTATATATTCTCTGGATTAGATCTCTTTACAGCGGAGAGCCGGACGGAGATATTATATGATCTAGCTGCATTGAATACAGGTTCCTATAATCCTAACCAAAAAGATGATGGGTATATTGAACCAAATTATAGCGAAGGTTATTATCCGAATGACGATTATAGCATTACCCCAAAACAAGCAGAAGAGTATAAGTTTGACAAAATAATAGAATTATTGGGTGCCAAAAAGGGTGATAAAATCTTAGATATGGGTTGTGGTATGGGTATGTTTGAAAGGTATTGTAAGAAAATAGGTATAGAAATGACAGGGGTTTCACTTTCTTCTGAACAAGTTGAAATGGCAAAAGCTGTTGGGATCCAAGCCGTGCGGTGGGATTTCCAAAAATTTAACCCCGAATTTGTTAATAAATATGATCATATTATTTGGCTAGGTAGTAGTGAGCACATATGTTATGGTCCTCATCATATGATGAGTTCTTATGAAAAGAAAAAAGAGGCGCTCACAGAAATGTTAGAAATGGCCAAACAATATTTCAAGACAGACGCCCCTAGAAAGCGTATATTTTATTCGGAAATACATATTAATGAGACGTTTATGTATAGTCATGAAGCGTATGTGTTAGACAGAACCTACGGAGGACAATATCGCCTAAACAAAGAGGGATACGATGTCACCAGTTCAGGTTTAGAAGCTGGCTACAAAGTGCTATATACGAGAGATGCCACTAAAGATTACTATTTAGCGACTGTATTAAATAAAAATCACTTCGGTAATCCCGCCAGTTTTATCTCCAAAACGGCGCTCAGTCTAATGGCATTAGGAATCGTTTATCCGTTTGCATGGTATATGTGGTATTACGATGTATGTGGATTATGGATGTGGATGTTTGATGGAAACCTACACTTTTACAGTGACCCCAAATTTACATTTAAATCAATGGAAGAGCGCCCAGTCACCCTGTGGTGGGTAGTATTAGATTTACCAGATACCGCAACTAATTAGGTCATTTAGCGTTCGCACAGCTAAATCGGTCATTTAGCGCAGCGCTACCACAGCTAAATCTTCCATTTAGCGCTACCACAGCTAAATCTTCCATTTAGCGCTCGCATAGCTACCAGGGACGCACTTCAGATCCAAAGGATTCGTCTTGGAATACCAGACCGCTATTACGTTTGGTCCAACCTTTTGGCATATGTATCTGTTCGGTTGGATACATCTGACCATTCCACACAAACCAATGGAGCGGATTGCTTTTGTCCCCAGAGAATAGCTGGTATTTCATTTTATCTATTATCATACAGTCAATGGTATAAACGCCTTTTGTGCATTGCAGGCACATTTCGTATAATTTTTTAGCGCCTTCATACGTCACAATCATTGCGTGTGTGCAAAAGACCGGACCACAATCCACATGGAATTTGCTAGGAAATTCAAACTGGGCACCTAGATATAAGACATCAAAATGCTTGGGTGTAATCTCAAAATACTGGGGAGACAGTTCCGACCATTTTGGATGAAAGACAACATCATCTTCAAAGACCGTCACCCAGGGAAGCTTTTCGTCCAAAATCTGTTTCCAAATCTTCATATGCGAGAGAAAACACCCTTGCTTTCCAGGATAGGAGATAAACTCTTGATCCCATTCTGAGAATTTCGGGTTACCAAAGAGGTCCCATGCTTCTCGTAGCTCATCCGCATTTTTTGCATCCACTGCGGCGACCCGTTCTACATGAGCGAAACCTGCCCCCTGCAATGTATTTTGCACAGCAACCAATCGCTCTGGATTTCTATTTAAATTAATTACCTTACACGTGCCGTTAAGAATATCTGTCCAAGTAGCAGTCTCCATAATTCTTTTTTATCTATTATATGTTTATATGGCGCAAAGACGGACAACTCCTGGGAGGCCACCGAATGCAGATAATATCGGGTTTGAAGCCGACTGTGTAAATTGGTTTAATAATCCATCCGTTAATCCTCGTAATCCAGCCTTAAATATGTCGGTATCTTATCTAAAACGTTATACAGAGACTTGTTTTACACAACTAATAACCCATTTATATCCAGGCCAGGACATTCATAGTATCCCAAACGATACGATTAAAACTAGCATTGCTGAGTATTTTAGAGAACGACCAGAGATCCTAGATATCTTTAACGATTATATTGACCAGCTCATACCAGGCGCTGCGAGAATACCATCTACAGGCCGAGCTCCTCCCATTCGGAGAAGAACTGCTACAACCCACGAAGCGGAAATCCCTATTGAAGTGCTCCCAGAGTATGCCCCTATCAAATCAATATTGCAAACTTATAAGCCATATCAAGTAAAGAAAGGCCATCTCATTAGTTATGACCTACGTCATGACATATTCCTCACCAACAATGCCATTACCAAAGAATGGACAAATATACCCCATGAGAAAACGCTCACTATAAATCTCAACCTTGTGATGCAAGTGCTGATTCAACTCATTCAAAAAATTGTATCTATAGAACTAGACCCTATCAAGTTGAATTCGCGCTTTATACAGGCTCTTTATACAGGTATTCAATCGTGGCGTTCCACATACCCAAAACAATTAGGGTATCGTTTTCGTTACACGAATGATTATATGAGTGTGTATCTAGAAGCTTTAGAAATCTATATGTTATATCGCCTACGTCATGCCGTATTTATCGGTGAAAGACAACAAAACTTAAAGCCTTACACACCCATTGAAATGAATGCACTTATTGTAGAAATCAAACGAAAACTAGTATCTTCGTTTGGTTTGGAAAAGCAATTTAATTTCCCCAATCAGCAAAAAGAAATGCTGCGACTATTAAATACATATGCGACAAAACAAAAACTAACATTCACACGTGAGCTATATCAGTATCTATGGTTTTTTATTACCTCCAAAGTGACTTTTTATATAGATACCGTTAAAGTAAATGAGTCCGAAAGAGAAACCCAATGTGAAATGATTACGGTAGGTATGAAACCAGAATATGCTAAATTCTCCGAATACTTAGTGGATAGATGTTCGCTATTAAAAAGAGATAAATGTCCATTGATAAATGAGTTGCGTAGCGATTTAGTAAGAAACCTGAAGGTAGAGTATCCTTATTACACACCCGATTTTGCATGGGAAGATAAAAACGAAGCTTATATCCCTTGTGCGATTGAACGTAAAAATTCATTGGTGGATTTTTTCAAAATCTGGTATGTAAGATGTGTTATAGAAAAGAAACCTACGTGGTCTTTTTGGTCAAGTTATTTTGATGTGACATTTAAAGGAGAAGCGGGACATTTCGTAGGTGTTCAAACCGATTTACTACAGACGTGTTTGGATCAATTAATAAACCCTAAATACACAGATGTATTGATTCCCACAGAGGAGGGTAGTTCTAGATTCCAATTGAATCACTCTTATAAATGTTCGCCTGAGTTTATGCATGAATTAAATGGATTTATAGAGATTAAAGATGGACAATTTCGCCTAGAAGATAAGTATCGCTTCGTAGAATTCATTGGCGGACTATTCTCACGGTGCTTTTTAATGGGTATTGAGCTGCCTGTAAAACTCAGTTATTACACGATGTCCTATTTATACAATGGTGCTCAGCACCCGGATATGGTAGAGCAAAAATCATTGGGTCTCTATTTCTTAATGGATATGCCTTCCAGAGCGGGCCCTTTAATCAATTTGTTAAAAGAAGACCCCGATTCGCTAGAATATACCTATCTAGAGTTCAATGATCAATATCCACTTTTGGAGGATGCGAAAAACAAGGCAGTTACCAAAGAGAATGTGGTAGAATTCATTAATCGCACGGGACTGTATGTCTTAAATACGATTAATATGAATAATATACATGACTTTACTCCGGAGAAAAAAGCTCAATACAAGAGCTATCGTGAAATTTATAAGCGCCTCTTATATCATTTCAAGAAGGGCTTTCTCATTAATTTCCGCGGAGTGTTCAGTGATGAGCAGATTGCGATCAATATCATGGATTCCGCTCTGAATAGAGGTGGTATTCAAAAGGCGCATGTGGAAGAAATCTTTAAGAAAAAGAACATGCATGTAGAGTATTTTGATGTAACGGATGAAATGGCAGATGCAGAAAAAATGGCAGTAGTAAGAGCGATTGATCTTCAGAAACAAATCATAAAATGGTTTTCAAAACTCTTACGCACACCTCATATGATAAAAACGAAGATTCCTTATGACATCTTCTTAACTGCGGATAAAATTCCTAAGAATGAAGAACAGCGTAAAGACGTCTATTACAATAGCTTTCTCCCACATTTAATCTACTTCTGGACAGGAAGTCGTAGTATAAATCCGGATGTGGTGCATGCGATACATTTTATCAACAACGATCCTTACAGCGCTACAAGCGATGCGGAAAAGCAACAGTTAAACAACACGCTCCCTATCAGTCACACCTGCTTTAAATATTTAGATCTACCCACCTATAATCAGCGTAAGGTGAATGGTGAATGGGTGGATACCTATTGGGAGGAGGAACTCATGCGAAAGATTACGTATGCGATTTACGAGACACAAGGATTTGGTCTAGCAGGTGGCAGCCGGCGTCTGCGTCGTAATGCGCTTGTAGCTCCTGCGCGTGCTCCAGATATGATGAAGTGTATTCAATATATAAATAAAGAATGTTCCATCAAAGAAAATTACAATAAAGCATTTGAATGTGCGTATATTTATACGATGGAATGTGAAAAAGGTTTAACCCCCGTGCAAAAGAAAAAGCTGATTGCATACATGAAAGAGCATGCCATTGATTTTGAGCATGTAAGTCGTAAAGAAATGCATAAATGGACGATAAACATGCAAAAATCGGTAAAAATATAAATATAATTATAATTATTTAAAGATAAGCTACTAAGATATTATTAGGAGTCCCAGTGGCCCAGTGGTTAAGGCGATCGGCTGTTAACCGATAGATCGGAGGTTCAAATCCTTCCTGGGACGAACTCCTTCCCCACCCATAGCTCAGTTGGAAGAGCAACAGACTGTAATCGTTAGAAGAAGTCATCTGTGTGTCCCTGGTTCGATCCCAGGTGGGTGGATTAAATTATAGGTTTGTATAATCGGTAAAAAAGAACCCAGTAGCTTAATTTTTGCAAATTCACAATGATATTTATGAATAATGAAGAGATTACTTTTTAATCTTTTTGCCAGCTCAATCGTATCTTCAAATGTCCCTTCAATGATATGGCATTCTTCTTCAATGATATTTCGGCGGAGGTCTTGACAAACGTTTAGCCAGGCGTGTCCGGTAGTGATTTTTACAGATTGCGTTTCTAACCTTGGAAAGCGAGTCGCGCCCATTCTATAAGCATCTAGATAGAAATCGTCTGCTACATACCGTTTATCAAAGGTATAAAGCATGGTCGGAGGGTAATAGAGTGACTTGGGAAGCGTTTTATTATAGGTATCCAATTCAACAGAGCGAATGGGCGAAGAAAGAAAGTGATGGGAGCGTGATATGACTGAATAAAGCCCTTGATGCTGCGTTGGCTGCACCGCACCTCCTTTCCTCATCGGCTTTGGGTAATAATTCATGATGGACGCTAATATGTTACACTCTCAATAAGACTCAATTTTTATACTTTAAACTTTAATAATAGTGGCATAGTCAGGGTAAGGATTACCAATCACTTCCATATTAATCCATTGCGATGGCATATAGATTTTTTTTGTTTCATTGGTATTTAACCAACTCGCCCACCAGCCATAGGTGGAATTGCTACAGATACCTCCTTTTCCACAACGCACCATTAGATAAAATCCCATTATCTCATCTGCATCATCCACTACCATATAGGGTAGCCCATTGTCTTTTAGTAACTGATATACATTGGGATATACTTTATGAATGAGATGGGGCTGGTTAGAAAATATAACAATCGTCGCCCCAGGGTCACGCTCTGCGATATCACGAATACAGGTTTCATAATAGGCGGAGAGATCCACAAAGTGTTTGTCCATTGCCAAATAATCTCCTAGGCGAATATGTAGAAAATACGCGTTTTGTGTAGCGTTATACTTTTCACAAGAGATACGTTCTGTAATATACTCTGGTTCTCTTAGTAGAAATAATAGTTCTTTTCTATAATCTTTTATATATCTCTCATTCTGAAAGAAACCAACCATAAGAACCTGTTCAGTTGTAGCTACATGCAATAGCCCCTTTTCAGGGGATGTGCCTCCACTAGTTACTTGTGTCCCTTCCTTTTCAAAATCTATATAATCTATAAACCGATTGGAAGGTTCATTCCATAAAGCTGTATATGTAACAGGGCCTTTATGATAGAGGTCACATTCCATGAAACGAGATACCAACCATTCATATACTTGAGTGGTATGATGACTATGTCTATCCCAACTTTCAAAGCGAAAGGGAATACCATATTTTTTAGAAAACACATAACCAAACACCATTTTAAAGACTCTATTGCAAAAACCAGCTTCAATATGAATACCGATCATTTGTTATTTGTTCTATACCTAAGAGTGATATCATATGCTTAAATATATTTTCTTAGGATAGAGGGATATGGATATTAGATGGCTTCCAGAGGAAGAAGTATATTTAAAGGATTTATCAAAACTGTGCCAAGAGCTAAGTTGTAAGTTTAAGAGATACCACGACCTTTATAAAGAGAGACAAGCAAAATTTAAAATTCCTTCCATTATTGTATCTTCTATTACAGGTATTATCTCATTCGGTGCGTCCAATTTTCCACCACAATATAGTAATTATGTCTCCATTAGTGTAGGCATTTCTTCTTTATTTATTGCCTTGCTGAATGCAATTGAATCGTATATGAAAATTGGCGAAATCATGTCAGGTGCCATCCAAGCCAGTATTGGTTTCCAAAAACTAAAAGAAAGTATTGATGTGGAATTAGCACTACCGGTAGAAGTTCGGATTTCCAGAGGCATTACTTTCTTACGTGAATGCTATTCCCAATACGATAAAGTATGGGATTTAGCACCCAAGATTCTAAAGAACATGCGCTTTGTGCATCCCAGCTTTGATACTGCACAGATTACCATTACCAAACAAGACCAAGGCAGCTCTGATGTAGAAGCTACTGAAATTACCGTCAGTGAAACAATGGACGAAGATATAGAATCGCCAAAGCAACGAAAATCTAAGACGTTATTCTTTTCTTAATAAATAGTATATCATGCATATTACAACAAAAATCCTTATTCTGCTGGTCCTCATCTCAGTTGTCGCAAGTATTGTATTTGACAGTCTTCTACAATCCTTCCAACCACTCTCCGTCCTTGTGTATGCTATAAGCTTTGTCGTATATTTCCTAATTCTTATTGACCAGGAATGTGTCGTGGGTCTCTATCCATGTGTCGTCTGGGGATGGGCAAAATTCCTTATCACATTCACCCTACTGGCCTTCTTCGTTGTCTTAAAATCATACAACGGTGTTAAACTATATACTCAGAAGCTTGCTAAGAAGAAGACGCCGACGAGCCCGAGCTCGAGCGCTTAATTAACCGCACCAACTTCTCATATCGCTCTAAAGCTGTATTAATATCCAGACGAATACGCACATCGGGTAAAATCAATCCACGAATAAGTTTAATATAAGCATCGTATTGCTTGGCAGTCAACATTGACATATCTAAGTAGCCATGTATATCCACACAAATCATACCAATTGAATATAAATCAATACGGTCTTTATAATTCTGCACATCGTTAAACCATTTAGCCGGATTAATCCGATACCAATCATAGACACTCTTTAAACTATCCTGTACGTCATGAACCGAGAGATATGAATTATAGTATTTATAACACTCTGTACCGTAAGGATTCTCACATATGACCTCGTTTTTCCATTTCTTCATAATCTCTTCAAACGATAAATCCATATGCGTTAGATATAATTTGCTAAATATATATTCCAGGGGATAGGCATGATACGTGTAAGCGATACGTGGATTCAAAACTATATCATAAATAGCATCAAAATCAACGGATAAACCAAAATCAATGAGTCTCAACTTATCATCTGCTGGATTGTATAATATATTACCCGTATATAAGTCTTGATGTATGACTTTGTTTTCAACCAGCATCTTAATGCCTTCTAACAGATTTTTAAGCAGAGCAATCCAATGTGTGGCTGGAAATGTCTTTTTTTTGCTAGTTAAATAATTTACCAAGTCCTCTCCTCCGTAAGGTAAGATCAATTGTGGCACATACTTCATTGCCGGATTAAACTCACCACAATCCTTTACTGCTGGATTCTTCTTAAGGTTTTCCTGTTTTACGTAACAGCTTTTATAGGGCAATACAAAATAATCTCCGTGTTTATCCCATACACTCATTTTTCTCGCCAGGGCCGTCTCTAATTTGAAATCACTATTATCGTATTTAAAGAGCTTACTCACACCTTTTGCGCGACTGGATTGATATTCCTCTATATCTTTACTGCACGGCAGTTGTGGTCTAACCACACATCCGTAACTTCCCTCGCCTAAAAATTGTGATTTAGTTCGGGGCATCCTACACACATTAAAGGAAAAAGAAATAAAGGTATCTTTGTTGATAATATAGAGTAGAGATGCCTTTCTGGGGATTGGTGATCACCAGTGCCGGATTCATTGTGCCATCTATTGTAGCATTCGTTAATCATAAACGACGTATGGCACACTCTTGTGGTGTATTGACCTTGACGAGCATACTGTATCACGGCACACATCGCCCCCTTTTTAAATTAATTGATATGTGTTATGCTCACACCATTGGTGGCATCTATAGTTTTCTCAGTATTATGAAATGTGTCCAATACCGCCGCCGCTATGATTATCTAATTTTTTCAGGCGCCGCAAGTAGCCTGTATGTATTTTATTATAAGGCATGTTATTCAGACCATTGGCATATGGCATTTCATCTATTGACCCAAGCAACCTGGATTCTTCATGCAATTGATAGAAAATAAAATCGTTTAAATCATAAACAGACGCATGGATTTAATCACCGCGCATTACCCGGGGAGTGATATATCTATTAAATATACGACTCATCCCCTGACACCAGCGCTATATAATGATATCTATCATGAATTACAGGATAAAAATTTTATTTTACAAGAATTAACACATCTCTTAAAACAAGATAGCTACAAACAACTGACCTATCAGACCCTTACCTTGAATATCTTGCCCTCCCCTCTGCTCTCTTACAAACATATCCTCAAAGTGTTCAAGCGTCTCATTACTCTGCGCGCCATCTATCAATTAAAAGAGCCCATACGGATATGGTTTATTCCCATCTCTCTAAAGCGTCTCTTTCCGAAAGGCGGCGAAACCGTAGATGCCATTCATATCAATGGAGGCTATACGTATATAGTCAATCATACCATTTATATCTATCGTTATGAGGAATACCCAAAAGTCATGTTGCATGAAATCATGCATAATACACGTGTTCATACGGCATGGAGCCCGACCCAATTACAGCGTCTCTATGCCTATCTCCATATTGATCGGGCAACCGATATGCAACCCACCGAGGCCATTGTGGAATTCTGGGCACTCTACTACCAGATGCTCTTTATGTCCTATGAGAAACCGAGTCTAACGTTTCAATCTCTCTATGAGAAAGAATTGTCGTGGAGTCTTTTCCAAACCAAACGCCTGCTGCAGTATCGTGATAAATATTTTAAAGATAAATGGACCGAATCTACCAACGCTTATAGCTACATCTATCTAAAAACTTGCTTCCTCTATTTCATGTCAG